AAGCGCCGGTGGCGCAATAAAATCAGAAGTTAATTCTTACAAATACGAAAATGGAACTAATACTCTACGTATTGTAGGAGAAATCCTGCCAAGATACATTTATTGGATTGAGGGGGAGAATAAGAAAAATATTCCGTTTGAAGCTCTATGTTTCAATCGTGAAGCAGAAGCATTTCTTAATCAGGAAAAGGATTGGCCTAAAGAGTTCTATCCAGATATGAGTTGCAGTTGGGGTTATGTAACTCAAATCGTAATTGAGGATGAGTCTGCCGAATGTGGGTATTCAACTCAAGTTCTAAACTTGAAGAAAAAGTATTGGGAGCAAGTTCGTACAGCAGCTAAGAAGTTGGGCGACCCTACTGATTTTAAAACTGGTTGGGACTTACACATTATACGTAAGAAAACCGGCCCTCTACCTATTAATATAGAGTACCAACTTGATGCATTAGAATGTTCGAATCGTCCATTGAACGAAGGCGAACTAGAAGCAATCAAAGACCTTAAACCTATTGACGAAGTAATGGTTCGTCCGACTCCAGACGCTCAGAAAGAGTTACTGGAACGTTTAGCTAAAGGTAATACAGAAGAAACGGATGAAGAAACTATAGAAAAGGATTTTAAAGTAGAGTAATCCGCCCCAGCAGGTGCAGCATTCGTTGTACCTGCTGATTTTTTCGCCCTAATAAAGGAGCAAATGAGTGAAAACTATAAAAGAATGTGAGAGTCTGACTAATCCTCAGCTTTTGGCCGAGATAAAAAATAGAAATACTCTAATAAAGTTGAGTAGCTTCAGGTCAGACATCTTGAAAAAAGAGGTAGAACAGCTCTGGAAGTTACTAAGAGGTATGAGGAATGAAGCAATGGTTTAAACGCTGGTTTTGCAATCATTTGTATGAAGTAGAAGTTCCTTGGAAACAACCCTTCTATTCTAGAGGTATAGTTGTTTGGTATTGTACTAAATGTAATAAACGTATAAATTCAGACTTTGAATGGGAACCACTTAATGATATTGTTCACCGCTGATTGGCACATTAAACTAGGGCAGAAAAACGTACCTAAGGCTTGGGCGTTGAATCGTTATCGAATGTTTTTCAAACAAGTCCACGCAATCCAGTGCGATACGCACATAATCGGCGGTGATGTATTTGACCGTATACCGACCTTAGAAGAAGAAGCACTTTACTATGAATTTATTCGTGGAGTAAAAGTGCATACAATTATTTTTGACGGAAATCATGAAGCGACCAGAAAAAATAGAACATTTTTTACAACACTTAAAGACACTACACACCAACTTAACCCACTAGTAGAGATTATAGACTATTCTACCACAATAGATAATAAATATGGGATTTTACCTTATGCGGACTTACACAGAAAAGGCTCCATTGAACAGATGGATTCTACTAAACCGCTATTTACACACGTTCGGGGTGAAATTCCTCCACACGTTAAACCAGAAGTTGATTTGGCACGATTCAGGAGATTTCCTATTATATTCGCAGGAGATCTGCACGCCCATTCCAACTCACAGGGAAACATCGTATACCCCGGGAGCCCTCTTACTACATCTTTCCACCGTAATAGAGTCACAACAGGATTTATAGTTATTAATGAATTTACTTGGGTTTGGGATTGGCACGAATTTAAGCTACCTCAATTAATTAGAAAAACTGTATCTGACCCTGCGGAAATGGTCGCAACCGACTATGATCATACTATTTATGAGCTAGAAGGCGATATGCAGGAATTAGCAGTTGTCAAGAACTCAGATTTATTAGATAAGAAAGTTATTAAAAGAAGTTCAGAAACAGCTTTGATACTTAATAATGCTATGACAATTTCCGACGAATTAGCGGAATATTTACTATATATTTTAATGTTAGATAGTAGTAAAGTGATGAATATTATGGGAACATTTCATGACTACGTCCCGAAGTATTGAAATAGGTAAAGTTGCCTATGATTTAAAAGAATTTTTAGAATGGGTGAAACATTATGAAACTATTGGTAAAGTAGCAGCTAGCTTAGGTTGTAGAATAATAGACATACAAATAGCTTTAAATTATACACTACCTGGGTGGAATAGACGTCCAGGAGATACATTGGCAGAAAAACTTAATGATTATACTTGAAACCTTACGTTGGTCTTATTGCTTTAGCTATGGACCAGATAACGTAATACACTTGAATAAAAACATCCTTACTCAAATTATTGGAACTAACGGTAAGGGTAAATCTTCGATTCCATTAATTTTGGAAGAAGTTTTGTATAATAAAAATTCAAAAGGAACTAAGAAAGCATCAATACCCAATAGATATGAAAACAAAGGATATTGGATAAATCTAGTATTTACAAGAGATGAAGACCAGTACGAAATCGATGTAAATAGAAGAAACAGTATTAAAGTGAAGCTTTTTAGAAATGGCGAAGATATTAGCAGTCATACAGCTACAGGTACTTACAAGACTATTCAAGGAATAATGGGGATGGATTTTAAAACATTCTCTCAAATAGTATATCAAAATACAAATGCTAGCTTACAATTTTTGACTGCAACCGATACTAACCGTAAAAAGTTTCTTATTGACTTACTGCACTTAGAAGAATATGTAAAAATATTCGAAGTATTTAAGTTAGCAGCTAAGAATCTAGTATCAGAAACGGTAGGGTATACAGCACAGATAGCTACTATAGAAAAATGGTTGGCCGATAATAAATTGACCGATACCAACATACTACCTATGCTAAATTTAGAAATTGATACGGAAGAAGATGAGAAAGGAGTAGAGAGATTAACGACACAAATTGCAAATATCTCGCAGAAAAATAAAAAAATCTCACAGAATAATCAATTTAAACAACTATTAGAAAAAGTCAATTTACAAGAAGCTGAAGCTATAAAGGTAACTAGTCATGAAAGTTATGATAAATTACAGGGTGAACTAGGATTACATCAAAATAATGTAATAATACATAGACAAATAATAGAAAAAATAAGAAAATTAGGTAGAAAATGTCATGTTTGTGAACAATCTATAAGTGAAGAATTTAAAATAGAACTTAAAGAAATTTCAAAAGCCAGAAAAATAGAAGCGGAACAATCCGTAATAAAGATTAAGGAGAAAATAAGTGAAATTAAACAAAGAAACACTGATTTTGCAAGGAAAGTCAGGATTGAAAAAGATTGGGGAGACCTTTACCGCAGCATCGACTTGGATTTATCATCGCAGTTATTGGACGGTGTTGAGCTTGGACGAAGCCTTCTTTGCGTTAAGGCAAAACTACAGTCTGCTAAAAAGAAATTATCAGACCTCGCTAGAGAAAACCAAAGAAGAGTAAAGCAGAATACTCGAATTCAAGTAATATTAGAGCAGACTGATTCTTTCATAGAGCAGTTGAAAGAAGCCGAAGAATCTTTAAGTAACCAAGCAATGTTACTATCCAATCTTGAGGTGTTGAAAAAAGCTTTTAGCACCAATGGGTTGCTTGCTTATAAAATAGAAAATATGGTCAAGGATTTAGAAGGGCTGGTTAATACATATTTGGCCGATTTATCCGATGGTAAATTCACACTAGAGTTTGTAATTAATAACGATAAACTAGATGTACAGATTACTGATGATGGTAATATTGTAGATATTCTTGAACTCTCTACAGGAGAACTAGCTCGTGTAAATACAGCTACTCTACTAGCTATTCGTAGACTTATGAGTAGTATTTCTAAGTCTAAAATCAATGTATTATTTTTGGACGAAGTAATTAGTGTACTAGATGATGAAGGTAAAGAGAGAATAGTAGAAATACTATTAGAAGAAAAAGGGTTGAATACTTATGCAGTAGCACACGCTTGGACACACCCATTATTAGAAAAAATTATAGTACATAAAGAAAACAAAATGAGTTACCTGGAGACATAATTTGACGAAAAATGAGTATATATTAACATGTATAATAGAAGAGTGTGCTGAGATTCAGCATAGAATATGTAAAATATTAAGTTTTGGGCTAAAAGAAAAGAGAAAGAAAATACCAAATAAAACTTTATTAGAAAGTGAAATAATGGATTTAATGTACTTATTAGATATTGCAGGAAAGGAGGGTCTTATAGATTTACTTTCCTGGGAAGATAATGATAAAGCGTTAGAAGCCGGCTGGTTAAAAAAATTCAACAAGATTAATAGATATGAGGAGGCTAAGATATGAGTCATGCTTATGCAGAACGACTAAGGACAGCGGGCAGTGTTAGTAAAGATGAACTATTACAGATAAATAGGAGACGAGGCATGAGTTTTGGAGGATTGTTACCCCAAAGAGAAAATACTTGGGAACGTTTCAATAGATATGATGAAAAATTGAAGGTGCAATTCAGTAGTATTAGATGTGCTATTGATGCTGCTAGAGATGGGATAAAAGAGGGACTTATGTTTAATGAATCTGGTCACTTAAGTCACTTAGACCATATAGAAACAGAAATAGAAAAATTAAGAACAAGCCTATGTTTAGGCACGGAGAAGTAATATGCTTCTAGAGAATAACAAGAATGATAGACAGCAAAGCGAAAGGAGCCCGGGGGGAGTACCTCGTAAGGGATATGTTAAGAGTATGGCAAGGATATCAATTTGAAAGAGTTCCATCGTCGGGAGCGTTGACGTATCTAAAGGGAGACTTATACGTCCCACATAGGAAAAACAGGTTTTGTATAGAAGTAAAAAACTATAAAGAATCTCCTTTAACAGATAAGATATTCACACAAGAAAAAACTAATAACTTAATGTTATGGTGGAGAAAACTAATTTTTCAGGCTAAAGGTGGTGAACAAGAGCCTTTATTGTTTTTTAAGTATAATAGGTCTAAGGTATTTGTAGTAACTGCATTAAGACCGAAAGAAACCAAATATTTACATATATCTTGGTTAGGATGTTACGTAGCTCTGGCAGAAGAATGGTTAGAGTTTGAAGACGAAGAATTTTTAGAGGATTAAAGTAATGACAATGATATTTAAGTGTGATCTATGTAGAAAAACAGAAGGCCTTCCAGATGAACATGGAAAATATTGTTACGACTGTAATAATATTTTATACAAAATGGAGTCAGACATGTATCAGAAAGTTAGAAAAGAATTAGATAAAAGATATAGTCAAGTAGTAATAAATCAAGCTAAT